TAATGGCTGGCGGTAGGCCATCAATTTACACGCAAGAGCTAGGGGACAAGATTTGCAACCTTATCGCTCAGGGCAGTAATCTTCATAGGCTTGAGAAGCTAGATGACATGCCATGTGGCCATACATTTTTTAAATGGCTAAGGGAAAATCAAGAGTTTTCACAGAAGTACGCGCAAGCTGTCACCGAAAGAGCACACCATCGCTTTGATAAAATCGACGAAGTTATCGACGAAGCGCGTGCAGGTGCGGTTGATCCTCAAATTGCCAAGCTTCAAATTGATACGATGAAATGGCAAGTGGGCAAAGAGGACAGTAAGCGTTACGGCGATAGGCAGCAGATCGACCAGAATATCATTTTTTCACAAATGGGCGATGTTAAAGTGAACGGCGAGACATTGGATTTTGGCGATTAATGGATGTCACGCTTCCAGAGCTGCTTAACTGCCCGCCTAAGCTGCTGCCAGTCATCACGAAATTCAAGGATTACAATTATTTTCTGATTGAGGGTGGGCGGTCATCGGGCAAAACCGTATTTGCATCCCGTCTTTGCCTTTATCTTGCTGATAAGGGCATACGAAAGAATATTATTTGCGGCCGTGATGCGGCTGTTCGGCTTGATGAGTCATCTCACAAGGTTGTTAAAGAGGCGGTGGAAGAATTTAAATTGCCGTTTACGGTTCAAGAGAGTGTGATTAAACATAAGATTAATAATTCCGTTATTTCATTCCGTGGGTTTAACCAGATAGCTGGCCAGTCAAACGCCAGGGCGATTGCCGGAGTTGATTTAATTTGGCTGGATGAGGCACAGCAGATCGGCGCTGTGACCATGAAGGATTTGCAAAATACGCTTGTGCGTTTCCCTAAGTGCAAGGTTATCATTACGATGAACCGATATATGAGGGATGATCCGGCCTTTCAGCTTTACTATGGGCGGCCTGATACGCTTCACATACAGATAAATTACAATGAAAATCCCTTTAATGGTTCAAGGGTGTTTGAAGAGGCTGAGGCTTGCAGGCTGCGAAGTGAACGTGAGTATAACCATGACTGGCTAGGACAGCCGTTAGAGGCCGCCGATGATTATCTATTTAGCTACGACAAGCTTCATGCCGCGTTCGACATTGAGCCATTTGGTGAAGTGTACGGTCGCCAGCGCGTTGTTGCGGTTGACCTTGCTGCACAAGGGAACGACAGGTGTGTTGCTGTTGTTATGGACAGGGAAAGCAATCAGCATTGGCGCGTGAGTGAGCGCATTTCATGGGATGGCGACAACACCAACCACGTGCTGGGCAAGATTATTGAAATAGTTGGCAGGACAAGGCCAACCATTGCAACGGTTGATTGCGGCGGTATGGGCGGCCAGCAAATTCATAGCTTGTTAACCGACATGGGGTTGGATTTTAAACGCTTTGATGGCGCAAGCACGCAAGGCATTGATGCTGTTCACTTTGCCAATGCGCGGGCTGAGGGGTATCATCTGCTAAAGGACTGGATAGATGAGGGCAGGATTTGTCTGCACCGCAAGGATGCCGAGATTGTAAAACAACTGGAGAAGATCCGTTTTAAATATGCTCAGTCTGGTAAGCGTCTTATTCAACCAAAGCTAGACATGAAAAAAGAATTAGGATATAGTCCTGATGATGCGGATGCTTTAATGATGGCCGTCTGGGCTAGTGTTAAGTATCTAGGCAAATCAGCGCCGCTCTTGCAATCGCAGAGCGGACAAGTCAAGCGCATAAATCGGAGGCGATAATGGGTGGTTTTATTGGTGGGGCAAAGGCACCTGCGGTTCAAACAGCAGCGCCGCAAGATGTAGAGGCGGACAAGAAAAAGGCGAAAAAGTCTCGCCAAGCGTTGTTGGAAACAGAGGGCGGTATTCAGGGGCAAGAGCTAGCGCCTGATGATGTTGCCAAGCGTGAAACGCTTCTAGGTAACTAGATGAAAGACTACGATAATATTTATCAGCTCTACACGGCGCTTAAATCTGAACGTGAGCAAGCAAAGCCGTTGTGGGATGAGATTGCAAAATACGTTGGTATCTCGGTTGATGTTGATTATCAGTGGCATAAAAACCAGTCCAGTAAATCAGCACAGCTTGATTTGCGTGTCGATGATCCAAGCCCTGCGCTGGCGGTTAATCAGTTTGGGGATTATTTGCTGGGTATCATGTGGGGTACCGGTGACAAGGCTTTGTCATTAGTGCCTAGCCGTGAGGTGACTGATCTTGTTGATGCCAGTGTTGTTCAAGCTTGGTACGATTTTGCAACTGAGCAGCTGCTTCGACATATGAACCACGCTGATGCTGGGTTAAATAACGCGCTTCGGCCCTATGCTTATGACCAAGCCGCGTTTGGTACGAGTGGCATTGGCGTTTTTATTAATGACGATTTTAAAAACAATGTCGCAGAAAATGCATTGATATTTCGCAATTACGGCGTTGACAACATGTGCATTGATGAGGGTAAATCTGGCGCGGTTGATTATGTTTTTGTAACGTATCATTGGAAAACCAATCGGATTGTTGGCGAGTTTTGCACAAAGAATGGTGTGATTGACAAAGGTTTAGTCGGTACACTGCCAAAGGTTATTCAGGATGCATGGGGTAAAGGTGACTATAATCAGTCATTTCCTTTGGTCTTTGGTATGCTGCCGCGTACTGATTTTGATCCTAAGCTGAAAGGCAAGCGCGGGACTAAATTCCGTGGTGTTTGGTTTATGGATGGTGAAGGCAAGATATTTAAAGAAGAAGATTACAAGGAAAAGCCCATTGCGGTCTGCCGTCAGATTAAGGTTCGTGGTGAAGTTTATGGCCGTTCGTCTGGCACAATGATGATTTCATCCATTCGTATGGTAAATTATATCGTTGGTGATACGGTTGAGATATTGGAAAAGATGGCGCGGCCAGCCTTAGGTGTACTAAATAACGCTGTATTTGGTGATAGTGTGCTTGATACGTCGTCTAACGGCCTGACCGTGTTCAATCAACAATTAGCTTCTGGGCAGAATCCCGTGTTTCCCCTTATGGATGTGGGCGATCCTAGCGCATTAATCCAATATTTAATCCCATATTTAAATGAGAAAATAGCTACCGCATTTAAGATTGATACGCTTTTGGACTTTTCCACCGCCAAAGAGATGACTGCAACGGAGAGTTTGCAGCGTTATGCTATCCGTGGGAAGTCATTGGCTGGCATGTTGCAACAGCAAAAGAGTGAATTGTGGGCGCATACGACACGGCGCGCCACAAGCATGTTATTAGACTTAGGCGAGTTAGGTATTAATGCGCGGATGTTCCCGGACATTGCCCGTAACTTATCTGCTCGGGGCATGGGTGCGAGAATTATCCCGGATGAAGTATTGCAAATTATGGAATTTGGCAAGCCGTGGTATGAGGTGCGCTTTAACAATGAGATGGAAAAGCTGACGCGAACTGAATCTGTTCAGAATTTAACGCAGGTTTTGCAGGCCATTGGGGCAATTGGTTCTATGTATCCGCAAATCATCGAGGCTGTGGATTGGTATAAGCTTCTAGAGGATATTAACGATAACTTGGATGCAAATAACCAGATACTGATTGGTGCCAAAGCATTTAAAGAGAAGCTGATGGCTGCCGCACAACAGCAACAGGCCATGCTTGCTGCTCAGGCTGGCATGATGGCGGCTGATGCTGGAAGCAAGGCGGCTCAGGCTAATAAGAATAACGCGGAGGCTGCGCGTGTCTGATACGGTATCGGCTTTATTAAAAGCAAAGGAAATGGCTGATGATAACAAGAGAAAGGCGGAAGCGTTTACTGAAGAATATCGCTCTGCTATCAATAATGTGGTTAGTAGCCCTGATGGCCAGTTGGTATTTAAGCAGTTAATGATTTTCTGTGAGGCGCTGAGGGTTGAAAAATCATTAGATGCCGCCAAGATATTGACTCACAATGCAAAACGTGATGTTTATATGACAGCTATCAGGGAATACCTGAATAGGGAAAACAAAATCCTGCTGGAGGGATAATGGAAAACACGGAAACGGCTGATGCCCCCGTAGAAGAAGTAGTTACAGATGTTGCCACTGAAGTTATTGAGCAACCAACCGCGGAATTTAATATTCCTGACGCTTACAAAGACAAGCCGTGGGTGCAAAAGATTAAGGGTCAAGATGACCTGTGGAAGCAGTTAGATCATACGCAATCTTTAATCGGCAAAAAGCACGTTGTGCCTGACTTTGACAAGGCAACGCCCGAAGAATTAGAGGCTTTCTTTTCCAATGTCCGGCCTAGCGATAAGGACAAATATGCTGAAACGCTAGATTTTGGCGAGATAGACGACGATTCAAGGGGGTTTTTTACTGACCTTTTGCACAAAAGCGCAGTGCCGCCTAAGCTGGCGAATGAGATGATTAAGGCCTATCATGAGCGCATTGAGGCACAAAAAGCTGGATTGTATGACACTGATAATTTTATGGGTGTGCTAGAGCGTAGCTTCGGGCAAGGCTATAAAGAAAAAGCTGGACACCTTGCAAAATCCATCAAGGGCACGCTGAGTGCCGACGATCAGGCGCTGCTTGAGCAGATGCCCAATGAGTTTGTTGGGCTTGTATATCGTTTGACTGATAGCTATGTCCAACAGTATGGGGCAAAAGAGGGTGAGTCTGCCGCTGGAAAGGCGAGCACTGTAAACACTGACTATGATGCGCAGTGGAAAGCTAAGTTTCAAGAGATACAAGACATTGACAAACGGCCGCACACGGCTGAACAGAAATCCAAATTGGTTAATGAGTTGGCTGAAATTAACATGAAAAGAGGCACAAAATGAGAGCATTAAAAGTTACCTTGTCTGGTTCCTACCGCGATGGCCGCAAGGATGTCCATGATTATGTTGTTGATGGTGTTGTACCTTACAACGATTCAGACGTGGTTGAGATGCACTTGCAAAACCGTTTTGCGGTGAAGTGGATCAAGGAAAGCGGGAAATATCCTAATTCTGTCCGTCAGTTGCGCACCACTTATGTGGATGACATGGACGAAATTGATGCCGAGTTTAGTTTTATGGGCAAAGATATTCGATCTATGTCCTTTGATGAATTGCAGGATTTAAGCGTAGCTAAAGATTTGCGGTCTGTTCCTGCCGAAAAGGGTGACTTGCGCGAGGCACGGACACGGGCTTATGCTGAGTATGCCGAGAAGGTATTGGGGCGTTCCGTTCAATGGCGCAAGGATGGATTTAATTTGATGTCTGAGCCGGAAATTGTTGTGGGTGACGCTGCACCTATTCGTCAGGCTGTTAAGCGTGTTAACCAGGATGATGTCAATCAAATGGCCTTTGAAGGCGTAAACGTTGAGAGCGAGTCCGTAATTAGCTTTGATGCATTGCGCAAAATGGCTGATTTGAAAGACATTAAACATGATGGACGGACAAGCTATGATTCACTTTATAGAAAAGTGTTTCCTGATAATCAGTAGTTGCACACAAACTAAATCTATAATATAATTACGGCTGAGACACCCGATTAATCGGCCTCGTTCACGCGCGTTTTGCGCGTAGGCTTAAGCGGCCTTATTGCTAGGCAAGCCCCGTTAGGGACACCTTACCGATAAACCCTACTTAACATAAACGAGGCTTGAGATGTCATCTGACACTTACTTGCCGGGTATTGAACAAGCTGCGCTCTTGAATTTCAAGAACAGCTTTCATGAACTGGCGCAACAAAAGTCGTCTGAATTAGAGAATTCAGGGGCTATTATCTATCTGCCTTCTAAAGGCAAAACCAACATGATGGCTCGTATTGGTCGTCTTGAACTGACTGAAGTAAACACACGCAACCCAGACAAACAATACTCTGATTACGCTGTGGACAACCGCCAATTCACAAAGCGGCGCTTTACCAAAACGGTTCAGATTGATGCCAAATACGACATCAACGAGCTGTTAAAAGATCCTACCAGCGACATTATGAAGCAGTTGGTTAACGGCACACAGCGATTGAAAGATCGCATTGCGCTGCAAGCTGCTGTTGGTAACGTCTTGGTTGGTGCTCCTGACGCAACGCCTACATCTATCAGTGCCGCTACTGACGGTGTTTTGACTGTTGCTGCTACCGGTGGTGTGACTTATGAGAAAATCTTGGAAATCACTGAGAACTTCATTAACAATGATGTTCCGATGGATTCTTTCAAGGGTTCCATGATCTGCCTGACTGGTAAGGAGCATACCGCGCTGATGTCTGAAGTTGAGTTTATCAACAATGACTATATGAACGGTGACACTGTTAATAACGGAGTGTTGAACAACGCTGGTTTGTATAAGGTTAAACGTTTTGCCGGTTCTAAATCTGGCTTAACGGTAGTTAATCCAATGCTGCCTGAAGTATCTACCACACGTACCAACGTTGTGTTGGCACCTGGCTCCATTGCGATGGCAATTGAAATTGGCGACATGAGCGTGACTAAGTCTGCTCTAAAGGTCAATTCCTTTGACATCACAACGGATGTTTGGGTCAATGCGATGCGTACCGAAGGTGCTTTGGTTCAACTCTTTACTTCAACTATCTAGGGGGAAACCATGGCTAACAAAACAAACGCATTGGCTGATTTGAACGCGGACAATCCAACCTTTCAAACGGGGCGGGTTTTAAAAACAATTCAATATCGGTCTTCTGACATCACTGCCGCAAACTCTGCTAACGGCGACTTGTTTCCCTTGGCAGGGCCTTTGGGGTTCGATGACCGCATTGCACGGATTCAGGTTCGCGGCACTGCTACGCCAGCTTTGACATCTGCTACTGATAACGACTTGGGCTTTTGGTTCAGAAACGCATCAGGAACATTTGTTGAGCTGGATAAGGATATTCTGTGGGACGGCATTACGCTTGCCACAGGCGTATCGCATCCTGACCTGCTGACAGGTTTTAATGCTAACCTTGATATGTCAAAGACTATTGGGCAGCTATTAAATCTGGGCACGGACCGGGAGCCATTTGGCGGTGTATATCTGGTTCTCCAGACTAATACAGCCCAAACGGCAACTGGCCCATTGCGTCTCAGCCTTGCTATTGAGGTTGACTGCGCAACAGGTCGCTAATTAACAGGGGGGCTGGGTGACTGGCCTCCCGATTAATTGGGGGGGGACTATGGCAATTAATAGTAAGAATGAAATTTGCAATATGGGAATTTCGCTGCTTGGAAGTTATGACCCTGTTCAAAACATTGATACGCCTGTTTCGTCTGTAGAATTGGTTTGTGCGCTTTGGTATGACATTACGCGCCAGTCTTTGTTAAAAGAGGTTATGCCTAATTTTGCTTTGGCTAGACGCGTTGTTTCTCAAACGGATGATGATCCTGATTTTGGGTTTGAATATGTCTATGAGTATCCGTCTGATTGCTTAAAGGTTTTGGGCATTGGTAATATCAAAGACAAAGAAAATAATTATACCGTTGAAAATGGGAAGATTTACGCCGAAATTGATTACGAGAATGGCTTGGAGTTGCGTTTTATCCGTGATGTAACGGATGTTACTACATTCAGCCCAGAGTTTAAGATTTTGCTTGCCAAGGCAGTAGCTGCAAATATTGCCATGCCTCTTACGCAGGATTTGCAAAAGGCACAAATGGCTATGCAATTGCTTCCAGCCGCTATGTCTGCGGCTTCTAGCTTGAACGCGCAGGAAAACCGCCCAATTCGGATTAGTCACTCGCGGTATAGGACTGCGCGCTATGGCTCTAGCGAACAGGTAAAACGCTAATGGCTCGTGTTGCCACGACATACAATAATTTTGCACGCGGAAAGCTTGACCATGACATGTCAGGTAGATTTGACTTGCCCATTTATTCAACGGGTGCCGATAAAGTATTGAACTTTATTACTAATTTTAAGGGCAATGCTATTTATCGTGCTGGTTTAGAAAGCATGGTTAAATTTCAAGATTGTGCATTTGTTGAATTTCGGTTTTCAAATAGCCAGAATTATCTTTGTTTGTTCTTTGCCAATAAAATCCGATTTTTGTCTTATGATAATAATGGCGATTTTGGCTGGGTACTTGATGGTGCGCTAAACATTTTGGAAGTTGCAACGCCGTATTCATTGGCCGAGAGCAAGGAATTGCAATTTACGCAGAACGCAGACGTGATGGTTGTTACTCATCCGAGTCATGACCCACACAAATTGACCCGGATTTCTTCTAATAGCTTTACATTCGCAGGATTTGGCCGAAAGGATGACCCCTTTGCCTTGACGTTTCAGGCAACAAAAACGATCACGGGTATTACGCAAGCTAATCCTGGAATTGTAACGGCAGTCGCGCATGGTTATACTACCGGTGACAGGGTTCGCCTAAAGGCTATTTCTGGCATGACGGATCTTAATGATTACACGGTTACTGTCACTGTTTTGACTGCTGACACTTTTTCTATAGGCATTAATACTGCGGGTTATACGGCCTATACCAGCGGCGGCACAGCTGAAAAGGTCTTGACCTTTGCCAATCCAAAGTGCTGTTTGTTTTATAAGGGGCGGCTTTACTACGCCGCAACCAATGCAAAGACGACGACTGTATGGGCAAGCGAGAACGCGCAGTATGATGTCTTTACTTTGCCCACAACGGTTACAGATAACAGCGCATTGCAATTCACTATTGCTGATATTACGCAGCCAATTGAGTGGCTGTTCGGTGGGGATAACTCGCTTTTGGTGGGGTCGTCACAGGGTATTGTTGCGGTTAATGGTGGTGGTGTGGGTGAGGCTATTACCAGTGAAACCGTAGAAGCCAATATCACGTCAGCAGATGGTTGTAACACGGCCTATCCGGTGCGGAAGGATGGCTTGGTTTTTTATGTCTCCAAGACTGGCAGGGCATTGCAATACTTTACCTATGATATTTTGACAGAATCGTTTTCTGCGCAGGATGCAAATTTTCTATCTTATGATATTACGCGCGGCGGTGTGGACAAAATACGTTACAAAAAAGACAGGAACGATTTAATTTGGGGATTGCGCGACGGGGATTTGCTGTCTGTTAATTTCAATAATAGTCAGAATATTATTGGGTGGCATGAGCATGAAACTTCGGGCGTTGTGTCTGATATTGCTCTTATCACTGACAATGATGGTAATGATCAGTTATTCTGCCTGACTAGTCGAAATGGCAATTTCTTTGTAGAGCGCATGGCTGAGTTTATAGAGTTTAGCGCAAGGGCTGATTTCTTCACCAGTGACAAGGTAGCTGATAATGAAAATTATATCCGAAAAGTAGCAGAAGAATTAAAGGATTGCTGTTATCTGGATGGTGCTTTGAAGGTGTCCAATTTAAAAGCCATCGATATTACCTACGCCAGCGGCCAGATTACGGCCGCCAGCCCTGTGTTTTCTTCTGGGGATGTTGGTAAGCATATCGTCTATAAGACTGCCACAGGGGCAGAATATGGACGTTTTGAGATAACGGGATATGATAGCACGACGGTGGTTGATGTTTCCATATTACAATCGCCACATGCCAATACCTATGGTTCATGGTATTTGACATTTTCCACTATTTCTGGGCTATCAGATTATAACGGCACGACGGTTGGGGTAGTTGCGGACGGCGGCTATCTTTCCGATTATAGTGTTTCTGGTGGGGCTATTGCGCTGGAGCGTCAAGTTGCGT